GGATTGCGCCAACCTTGAATCATGGCCAAAATAAAACGCTGATAAGGCGAAGGATTGAAGGGTTCACCTGACGTTACATCTTTCAGCAACGTTGCGAACTCAATAATCTTCTTTGCCTCATCAGCGTTATATGTGTAGATAAATCCAGCATCATCTTTAATGCGTTCCAAGTCTGAAATGTGGCGTTCCGCTGCACGTTTAATTTTCTCACCGGCAACAATTCGACCACGTAAGACATCAACTGCGTACGTTAACGCTGGATCGTCTGGGTATTTTTCAAATAATTCTTTATACTTCCGCATTATTCACCTCCGAAATGAGTTGCCTAATCTTGGGTATCATCATCGTCTGAACTAGCCATATCAATTAAGGTTGCTCGACTTTGCGGTGATAATCCTAAATCACTCCCAACCGATTTAATAACCTTAGTTGCTGAATCAATAATTCCAACAGCTGGATTTTTAAAATACTTCTCGCCTGCTTCATACAAGATACCAATGGACTTCACTGACTCATATGCTTCACGCAACATCTGGTAATTCATGGCCAATGTCTCAACTGCTGAACTATCCGCATTAATGACGTAACCTGATTCATTTAAGAAAGGTACGATTGTTTCCCACATTTTCTTGGCCTCACCAGTCAAATGTTGCGGTGCAATCTCAGATAACTTATCAGCACTTTCCAGCGTCATGTGAAGCTTCTCTGTGCGCTCACGTTGGTCTTTACGATCCGATTCATCGCTTGTTAACTTTGCTTTTCGTGGCACGGTCTCACCTCCTTTCAATCCAAAAAATAATAATAACTGCAGCGTGTTGAAGAGACGGCACTATTTGATATTCGGTTACTTCCTAAGCGACGTGGGCGGGGGTACAAACGATTTTTAATTATCAATCATCTAATCACTCGCCAAAATATAAAACGTCTCACACACGCTCCTGTGGCTTCTCACGCAATACGTTACGCCACCAGTCACGACTTGCATGCTTCAACACATTCTCACTCAACTTCTTTTCAACTGACGTCTTATGATTGTGTTGTGCTCTAGTCAGTAACCATAAGTTACTTGTGTCTAACTGTTCGCCTT